ACCTCCCAAAGCTCCAGCTCGGACAAGAGCCGTTGGCCCTTGGTGTTCTTGGTGGCTTTGACCGTGCGGTAGCCGATCGACAGCCCGTCGATGGCGCCGGCCTCGATCAGCCGCATCGCCTCAGCGCCCTTGGCCACGTCCGTCAGGATCCGACCTTTGACGTAAAGACCGCGGTCATCCTCGCGGACCTCATCCCAGACGCCGATGGGCTGGGCCGGGTCGTGCTGCCACAGCATCTTCACGCTGCGCCCGGCGGTCTTGAGCGATGTGAGCGAGGCGCCATAGGCCCCCGGCTCGACCACGTCACCGCCTTGATCCACCAGACCAAAGAAGCTTGCGTAGCCTTCGATTTCGCAGCCGTCCGTGACGGTCACAGCCTGTCCAAGCCGGGCAAACTTGTGCTCCAGCCCCTCTAGTACATCCCGTTTCATGTCCTCACTCCTCATGGATTTCATCCTGCGTGCCTGGCCTGCCCCGCCCGCGACTTCGGTCACGGCGCAATCGCCATCAAACTGGCCACGCCATTGATCAGGATCGCTCCGACGACGCCGTAAACCGCGAGCCAGAGCCGCTTTTCGAGCCGCACAACCGCCGTCTCCAGCCGGTCAAAGCGCGCCTCAAGCTGCTTGAATTGCAGGGCCTGCACCCGTTCGTTGGCCTCGATCCGAAGCGCTGGATTGATGTCCAGCGGGTCGTAGCCAAAGCGGTAGGCCTTGATTTCACGCGGCGCCATCGGGGCCCTCCTCGGCGTCGTCGAGGGGCGGAAGACCCAGCAACTGACGCTTTTCGGCGATGGTCAGAAAGTCGGCCTCGGCCACGCGTGACCACTGGGCATCCCGTTCGGTCGCCAGTGCGGGCACCTGGTCAAGGTCGGGTTTCAGCACAACCGCCTCGCCCGCAAACTCCGAAAGCCAGCTCGACACCGTCGCGGCCACGCGGGTGGCCAGCGGCAGGACCGTCAGGCGGTAGAAGGCGCGATTGGCCTCTTGGTAGTTGGCGTAGGTCGCATCGCCCGGCAGCCCGATCAGCATCGGCGGCACACCAAAGGCGGTCGCAATCTCGCGGCCTGCGGCCTCTTTCGTTTTCTGGAACTCCATGTCCGAAGGGCTGAAGCCCATCGGTTTCCAGTCGAGCCCCCCTTCAAGAAGCATCGGCCGTCCGGCGTTGCGGGCCCCCTGGTGGTGCATCTCCATTTCCTGGACCAGGCGGTCGTATTGGTCGGTCGCCATGGTGGCTTGCCCATCGGCCCCCTTGTAGACAAAGGCACCCGAGGGCCGCGCCGCATTGTCGAGCAGCGCCTTCGACCAGCGCGACGCGGCATTGTGCACGTCGATGGCAACGGCGGCCGCCTGAAGCGGGCTCAGGCCATAGTGGTCATCCTGGGGGTGGAAGCTTTTGATATGGCAGACGGGCGCGGCAACCTCGGTCATCGCGAACCGGTGTTTGCGACCACCGACCGTATAGTCATAGGCCACGGGCCAGCCGTCCTGGCCGGGGACAAGACTCATCCGGTCGGCGCGCAAGACGTGCAGTTCAACCGGCATCTCGCCAGGCTCGCCCACAGCCTCAAGGTAGCCGTTGCCGGACAAGAGAAGCTGACCATAAAGCGCTTCGAACAGCTCGGCCCGGCCCTGTGCTGCATTCGGACGCAAGATCAGGTCCAGAACCGGGTGGATGTCATAGCGACGCTCACCATCTTGCAGCACCAGCGGCAGGGCCGCCGCAGCCTCGGCAATCAGCTTCACGGCACGAAAGCCGACAGGGTTTGCAGAGAAGCCCGTCTTGGTGAGCGACACGGTGTCCCGCGGGCTCCACGCCACACGGCCAGAGCTGTGATAGGCGATCACCGGGCCCGTGGCCGAAGCCTTTTGCTCCGGCACATCCGCAGGCTTTTGACGAAAGAAATTCATCACCATTCTGTCTGGCTCCTCGCAGTGTGAGGCGGCGCAAGAGGCGCTCCGCCGTCGTTGGATTGGGTTTTAGAAAAAATGTCCTTACCGGTCTTAAAGCGACCGTACGGTGGGTCGGGCGTAGCCCTTGGCGGGCCCGATCATCAGCTCGTGCAGCGCCCAGACGAGCGCATCGACCCGGTCAGGCGACCCCGACGCCTGGTACCCGCGCGCGGTGATCAGACACATCTGATCCTCCAACGCCTCAAGGTTCAGCGCATGTTTCACGCGCCCCTGTTCGTAAAGCGCCGCGACAGGTTCCGACCGCGCCACCTTTCCTTCGGTCGCGCGAACCGCCTTGTAAGGAACCAGCGCATCCTGCTGGCGCAGGACCGTCTCGACCATTGCACCGCCCTGATTAACCTCGGCCACGATCCGGTCGGCGTTGTGCCGCTCTGCCGCCGCAAGTGCCGCTTCCGCCCATTGTGTCGGCGAGGTCGCCTCAATCGTTGCATCTTCAAGGACATAGGCCCGCCAGGTTTGCGGGGGGCCTTGGGTCACGGCCCCGGCCACCACGATCCCGCAAGCGTCCGACTGTTTGCCCCCGCCCGCAGGCGGATCAACCGCCACGACAACGCGATCCAGTGTGGGAATGTCGCGCACCCGCGCGGCCTCCAGCATCTCGGTCGACCAAAGCGCCCCGTCGATGTCGGTCAGCATCACACCGTCCAGCTCTTGCCGCGCAAGTCGCGTACCTGCGTATCGCGCACGTACTTCTTCCAGGAAATTCTCTGCCAGGTTCGCCCGGTTCGCCTCAGTCGGCGCATGGGATGTGACGGTCGATGGGCTTTCAAGGATTTGGCTCAGGATCGGGACCGCCCGCGGTGTCGTGGTGGCACAAACCTGCGGATGTTCGCCCAAGCGCAGCGCAAATTGCAGCATGTCCCAGGTCTCTTGCGCTTTGGGCCATTTGGCCAGCTCATCCACCCAGGCCGCATCAAACTGGGGTCCGCGCAAGCTTTCGGGGTTGTGGGCCGAAAATATCTGCGCCACCGCGCCGTTTGGCCAGACCAGCCGATTGCGCGTCGATTGCCATTCGGGACGACGATCGGGGGGCGAAGACTGCAAAATGCCGCTTTCGCCAAAGATCATGACCTCGCGGGTCTGATCGATTGTCTCACCAATCAGGGCCACGGACTTCGAGCGCCCTTGGTCGAGGGGGCGTGCCCCCTCGACCTCGGCTCTCACCCACTCCGCCCCGGCCCGGGTCTTGCCCGCGCCGCGACCTCCGATCACCACCCAGGTGCGCCAGTCACCTGAGGGTGGAAGCTGATGATGATGTGCCCAGAACTCAAAGATGTAGGGCAAGGCTTTGACAGCCTCATCCGACAGACTCTCCAGAAACGCCCGCCGTTCCGAGACGGGCTGCGAGGCGATCCAGGCTGCTTGCGAGGTCGTCGCGCGCCTTGTCGAAGTCGATGTCATTGGGGGTAAGTTGCCCCCGCGCTTTGAGTCGTTGTTTTCCAAGTTCGATCTCCAGATCCAAAAAGGTTTTGGATGAAGACACCAACTCGCGCGCCAACTTGCCGCCCGCGGTGGTGCCGCTGAGATCCCCGTCATGTGCATCTCGGATCAGCATCTGGAGAAGCTCCTGATATTGATCGAGAAGGTCTTTGACCTTGCCGTATTGCTCGACAGTTTGGCCGAATTCGAACGTGTCTGAGGTTTCCATTTTCATTTGCCTTTCTCGCACTCCGCACGAGAGAGCCACCCCCCAAGGCACATGACGTGCCACCCATGGGTCGCTCTTCCAGCACCTGGCAAATTCAACGAAAATTCTTACGATCCACGCACCCCACGGCGCGCTGCATCGCGGCGGTGTTAAGCTCGGTTAACGAAGGGTGAAGCGCTATTGGTTGGCGCGTTCGGCCTCGATCGCCCGCCATTTGGCGACGTTGCGGTTGTGCTCGTCCAGCGTCTCCGCAAAGGCGTGACCGCCGGTCCCATCCGCCACAAAAAAGATAAAGGGCGTCTCGTCCGGATTAAGCGCGGCCTCGATGCTCGCCATCCCGGGATTGGCAATCGGCGTGGGCGGAAGGCCTTCGATTACGTAAGTATTCCAAGGGGTTTCACGACGAAGCTCACTTTGCCGCAATCCGCGCCCAAGGGTGCCCTGACCCCGCGTGATGCCGTAAATCACCGTGGGGTCTGTCTGAAGTTTCATGCCCCGCCGCAGCCGGTTGGTGAAGACCGAGGCTACCGTGTAGCGCTCATCTGCAACGCCGGTTTCCTTCTCGATGATCGAGGCAAGGATCAGCGCTTCTTCGGGCGAGGTGACAGCCGCGTCGGCGCTTCTGGCCTCCCACGCCTCGCTCAGGCGAGTCTCTTGTGCGGCAGCCATACGGGCGACAAGCGCCTCACGCGCGTCACCCGGTCGCACCTCGTAGCTGTCTGGCGCCAGCGCGCCTTCTTCGGGCAAGGTCTCGACCGCACCTGTCAGAATGTCGAGATCGCGCAGAGATGTCACAATTTGCCAGCTTGTCACGCCCTCTGCGACCGCCACCCGAAAGCGCGTGTCGTTGTCGTCGCGCGCGTCTGCGTAAGCCTCGGGCGTCTCGTCTTCGGCTGGGTTAAAGGCGGCCAGCTCCTCGAACCGATCCGTCGTTGGGTTCAACTCCCGCACCTGCACGGTCATGCGGTTCACACCGACACGGTAGACAACCTCGGTTCCGCAGGTGCTTTGCCCGCCTTGGGTGATCGCAGTCAGGATTTCACGGGTTGAGGCTCCAGGTTCGATCAGGAACGACCCGGCCTTTAGATCATCAGACAGTTCTGAGTAATCGGCCGAGATGTTGAACATCGCTTCGCTCGAAATGGCACCCTGATCCGCGAGGTTGCCTGCCACGCGCCCCATGGTGCTGCCACGGTCAACCTTCAGGCAGATCGCATCGGTCAAAGGCCCCGGCGCATCGTATTCACGAATGCCCCAAATGATCACCCCACCCAGCAGGAACAACGCCAGAATAAACAGCGTCAGCGCGTTGGAGGCGATCGAGCGCCACATTACTCAGTGACCTTGCCCAGAACGAGGCTCGCGTTGGTGCCGCCAAACCCAAAGGAATTGGAGAGCGCCACGTTGATCTCGCGCTCGCGCTTGGCCTTGGGGGCCAAATCAAGCGGCGTCTCAACCGCGGGCGTGTCGAGGTTCAGCGTTGGCGGTGCCACCTGATCGCGAATTGCAAGGATCGAGAAAATTGCCTCAATCGCACCCGCCGCACCCAGAAGGTGACCCGTCGAGGATTTGGTGGACGACATCGTGGCTTTGCCCGCCGCATCGCCCAGAAGCCGTTCGACCGCACCAAGCTCAATGACGTCAGCCATGGTCGAGGTGCCATGCGCGTTGATGTAGTCAACCGCGTCGGGTGTCAGCCCCGCCCGCTTCAGCGCAGCCGTCATGGACCGGAACCCACCATCGCCATCTTCTGACGGCGCGGTGATGTGGTAGGCGTCCCCCGACAGCCCGTAGCCCAGAACCTCGGCATAGATCGTGGCACCCCGCGCGCGCGCATGCTCCAGCTCTTCGAGCACAACGGCCCCGGCCCCATCGCCCATGACAAAGCCGTCACGGTCGGCGTCGTAGGGACGCGACGCCGTGGTCGGATCATCGGCCCGCTTGGTCGACAGTGCCTTGCAGGCGTTGAACCCGGCGATCCCGATCTCGGAAATCGAGGCTTCGGCCCCACCTGCCACCATGACATCCGCATCATCCAGCATGATCAGCCGGGCCGCGTCGCCAATGGCGTGGGCACCAGTGGAACAGGCCGTGACAACCGCGTGGTTGGGGCCTTTGAAGCCATAGCGGATCGACACCTGACCCGAGATCAGGTTGATCAAGGCGCCGGGAATAAAGAACGGGCTTACGCGACGGGGCCCGCGTTCGGCAATCAATAGCGCGGTATTGGCAATGGAGTTCAGCCCCCCGATGCCAGAGCCAAGAAGAACGCCGGTGCGCAGACGCGCCTCTTCGTCTTCCGGCATCCAGCCCGCATCCTCGACCGCCTGCTGAGCCGCCGCGACCCCGTACAGGATGAACTCGTCGACCTTCCGACGCTCTTTGGCTTCCATGTAGGTGTCAGGGTTAAATGTGCCGTCGCCACCATCGCCATGAGGTACCTCGCAGGCGTACTTCGTCGTCACACGCTCGGGGTCGAACTTGGTGATCGTGCCAGCACCGCTATGGCCCGCAAGAATGCGCGACCACGTCGCGTCCACCCCATCCGCCAACGGGGTAACCATACCCAATCCTGTGACAACCACTCGACGCATGTTCGCCTCCACGCCTGTTTTTTGCGGTTTTACCGCGCGATGGGGGCAGGCTGCAAGCCATCAGCCCCCCTGTTCCGCCACCCACAGCCTGCATCCGACGGTCCGGTGCAAACAAAAACGGCGCGCGAAACCTATCGCACGCCGTTCCATCAGGTTTGGGCCGGGTTAGCCCGCGTCAGAGATGAATTTCACCGCATCGCCGAAGGTCTGAATGGTTTCAGCCGCATCGTCGGGAATCTCGATCCCAAATTCTTCTTCGAACGCCATAACCAGCTC